GCTCTTGTGGCCGGAGAAGGAACAAAAACACATAAAGACCTGGTTGCTGATATTGTTACTGAAATAATCACGGGCCGCATGGAAGAGACATACACAAACGCTATTATGGAGAAAGGTTTAGAAACGGAACCAGAAGCCCGAAAAGAATACGAATCAATATTTGATGTTAAAATAGAGGAATGCGGTTTTATTATTCCTGATGAGGATAATAAATATTATAACTGGATAGGATGTTCACCGGATGGATTAACAGAAGATGGTGGATTGATCGAGATAAAATGCCCTTTGATGAAAACGCATTTAAATTATATTTCTGCCGGTGTATTTCCTTCTGAATATCTTTATCAGGTGCAGGGTCAATTGTTTGTTACAGGGCTTAAATACTGTGATTTCATGAGTTATGTTGAGGGCATGAAGCCTTTTATTATTCGTGTGTTACCGGAAAAAGCATTACATGAACGATTTGAATCAAGACTCGATGATCTGATTCAGAAAGTTAAAACCGAACTTAGTATTTACGAACAATATGATTATTACCGATGAAAGGGAAATTACAAAACAATGATGATAAACGAGCTTTAATAGAATATATCAACAAGCTCGAAATCAAAAAGCCTTATAGTTGGGAGATAAAACGGCAATTTACAAAACGTAGTTTATCCGCAAATGCTCTTTACTGGGTATGGATGAGCTGCGTGGCCGATGAAACAGGACAGGATAAATACAGTTTGCATGAAGCATTTAAACAAATGTTTTTATCGCCTGAAATTGTTATTTTGGGAGATCGGGAAATAGCAACACGGACAACCAGGAGACTTTCAACATCTCAATTTGCAGAATATATGGAAAGAGTATGTGCTGAAGTTGCTGGGATTGGTATTATTTTGCCAAATCCCGATGATCTTATTTTTGATAGTTTTATTTCAGAATATAAAGATAAACTTTAATTATGGCACAAGCACATATAAAAAATTACATTAAACATTTTCAGATTGGAGAGCAGGATACATGGCAATGTGAAGCTTGTGGGAGAGTAAGGCCAATAAATAATGGATTAAACATTCACCACATAAAATATCGTAGTCGTGGTGGTGATGATTCTATTAATAATTGTATGTGCCTCTGCATGAAATGCCATAATCTTGCGCATACAGAATTTATAAAAGAAGATAAATTAAGAGAAATACACTATAAATTTTTAGAATCAAAAATACAATAATTATGGAAAACACACTTATCAAACTTGACGCACCTGAATTGCAGGTGATCGAAAAGTCAAAGGCTGAAGCAATCAGGGCTACATTTGAACCAATGGTCGCAATGCTCCAGGAATTTGAAGATGCTTATAACAGTATTGTTAATGCTTCATCAAAGGAAATTACCAAAGAATTAATCAATGCTGCAAAAAGGCTAAGGCTGGATATTGGCAAGGTCAGGATTGAAGCGGATAAATTACGCAAAGAGCAAAAAGAAGAATATTTACGGGCCGGTAAAGCTATTGATGCAGTAAACAATATTTTGAAATGGGCTGTTACCGATAAAGAAAACCGGCTTAAAAAAATTGAGGATTATTTTGAAATCCAGGAACAGGAACGTCTTGAAAAATTACAATCTGACAGGGTCAATAAACTTTCAAAGTATGTTGAGGATGCTGATGAACGTAATCTGGCTTCAATGGATGAAGATGTATGGGATGCTTATTTTGGTGCAAAGAAAAAGGATTACGAGGATCGTATTGAGGCTGAGCGCAAAGCTGAAAAGGATCGCAAGGAGAATGAACGCCTTGATAAGCTTGAATATGATCGCCGGGTTGAAATTGCTCCTTATGCCCAGTTTATTAAAAAGGCACCTGAACTTCGCACAATGGAGCAAAAGGATTATGATAGTTTGCTTTTAAATCTTAAAAAAACAAAAGCCGATTATGATAATGAACGGGAAAAGATCATTCTGGCGATTGAGCGGATTAAAAAAGAACAGGAAGAATCTAAGGCAAAATTACAAAAGGCAGAAGCTGAAATAAGGGCTAAAAAAGAGGCTGAAGAGGTTGAACGCAAATTGGGTGAAGAAGAAAAACGTAAGGCTGAACTGGCTCCGGATAAAGATAAACTTCTTTCTTTTGCTGCAAGACTTGAACAGATTGAGATTCCAAAAGTTGACAGTAATGAAGCTGATCGAATACTGGCTTCTGCTATAAGTGCAATAGCCCACACAGCAAAAACTATCAGGAACCTTGTAAATGAACGTTTAAAATGAGCAAAGATAGAACCTGGCCTCCCTGTATGCTGGTTGTTAATGGTAAGGAATATATCCTTACTGATGTTAATGAAAAACGGGTAAAGGATAAACTATACAAACTATACAAGCCTGACACTTTGGTAGAGGAAGTTGTTGATGGGATTACTGTAAACACACTAATGTTAAAAGATGTATTTTCACAATAGAATATTATTTACTATCTTTATGGGGCAGATAGATGGAATTAATTACCCATTGAAACGGCACGTGTCGAGCCTTCTGCCCTTTTCTTCGACATATCATATAAACGACACAATTATGAATGAAGTTTGGAAAGATATACCTGGGTATAATGGGGAATACCAAATTAGTAATTTAGGGAGGGTAAAATCGTTAAAACGTAACGCTAAGAAACTGTTAAAATTAGTGCCTAACAATTATGGATATATTAGAGTCTGTCTCAATGATAAAAAAAAATTATCAGTCCATAGATTAGTGGGTGAGTGTTTTGTTGATAATCCTAATAACAAACCATACATCAACCATAAGAATGGGATTAAACATGACAATAGATATATTAATATTGAGTGGTGTACCAATAAGGAAAATACACATCATGCATATAAAACAGGATTAATAGTAAGAACGTTTGGCGCTGATAATAAAAGAAGTATTCCAGTTATAAAATATTCTGATGATAATGATTATATAGAAGAGTTTGAATGTATGCATTTCGCACAGATTAAGACTGGTATAAGCTCAGGAAATATATCACATACTTGTAAAAATATAAGAGGGACCGCAGGAGGATTCAAATGGAGATATAAAAACGAAATATAATGTTATCCAATACTCTGAGGCTTGATGGTGAATATAGTAATACCCTTGAGCTAAGGGATATTTTTCAGGAGAGATGATCGAATCATATTTAAACGGGCATAAAATAATATGGAATGATACTGATAAAAAATGGTATTATGCAGATGGTGCTTCAACAGAAAAGATCAGGCCTTGCCCGGAATGTGGGGAATTACCTAATAAAAATGGCCATGATGCTTGTATTGGTAAATTGCCAGGAGTAAAAAATGCCTGTTGCGGTCATGGTATTCATGATGGTTATTTGCAATTTGAAAATGGAATTACTTTAAGGTTTAAATTAAAGGAAATAAACCATGAAAAAAATATTTATTTCAAGCCCGTACACAAACGGCAACCAGGCCGATAATGTGCGTGAACAGATAGATGCAGCCAGTAAGTTAATAGATGTGGGGTTCGCACCTTATTTGCCTTTATACACACATTTTTTACATATCTTCAAATCCCAGGACTATGAGACATGGATGAAACTACATAACGAATATCTGTTGTGTTGTGATGCCATTCTGAGATTGCCGGGTATAAGCAGAGGTGCTGATCGAGAGGTTGCGCTTGCCACACAAAAAGATATACCGGTATTTTATGATATTAATAAACTGATATATGAATTACACTAATTTTTTTCAATATGTTATTTAATGATCATTTTCAAAATTTCAAATCATATCAGATACCCAAAGCTCAATTAATAATTGCTGACATTCCTTTTAATATTGGTATAAATGCTTATGGATCAAATCCATCATGGTATATAGACGGAGATAATAAAAAAGGTGAAAGTAAATTTGCCGGGAAGGAATTCTTTGATACAGACAAAGATTTCAGGCCAGCAGAATTTATGCATTTTTGCAGCAAGATGTTAAAAAAGGAACCAAAGGAGAGAGGACAAGCACCTGCTATGATTATATTTTGCGAATTTGAACAGCAATTTTATTTAATAGAACTTGCAAAAAGATATGGTTTGAATAATTATATAAATTTGGTATTCCGTAAAAATTTCTCTGCTCAAGTATTAAAAGCGAATATGCGAATAGTCGGAAATTGTGAATATGGATTATTATTTTATCGTGATAAATTGCCAAAATTTAATAATAATGGTAAAATGGTTTATAATGTATTT